CTTGTATGCACTAAGACGATATAGTGACACCAAGCGTGAAGTAAGACAAGAGTGTTGCGACTTCAACACATAAGCACGACATGAGGGCAGGGAGCCTGAATGAAATTAACAGGGCTAACCTATATTAACTAATCATAACTAAAGAGTAACTATTATGAACAATGTAACAATCGAAGCAGTAAACATCAATGACGTTAACAAATCAGCTATCCTGTCTACAGTGGCAAGTGAGCTGTTTCACAAAGGACTCAATCCACGTATTGCACTCATAACGGCTACAGCCTACATAGGTGCTATGGAGTACTTGGATGACACTGACATGTTCATTGAGGCCTTCGTTGATGGTCTTGAGATAACTGAACTGTCTATCAAGGGTATGGATACACCGGATGATGCAATGGATGTACAGGAGATAGTTGATGCACTAACAGCTGCCCAATACCTGGAAGAGGCCTTCCTAGTACCGGATGGTGATTCAACACATATTCCTGGCTTACGCATACAGGAGTTACTGGAACTAAGGCAGGAAGCATATGCTCCACCACTAGCAATGGATGGCATAACACGTAAGTTTGGTTATGCACCTACCAAGTACTCTGAACTGTTTAAAGAGGCTATTCATGCTCTTGAAGACACCAAGTACACAGTTGATGATACAATGATGTCAATTGCCTTACGTGTACTAGCTAAGACTGACAAGGATGATGAAGAGGGTTATGTAATACGTGGCTGTGAGAAGATGGACAGTGATGATGCATACGTATCTGAGTTCAAAGGTGATACACGAGGTCGTATGTACCAAGCATCATGTCATGGTCCGAATGGCCAGGCTAGTGACCGTAGTAGAGCATTGATGGACTTGTATGGTGTTAAGATGGATTACGATGCAAAGGATGCAATGGAAGTACTCAAGCATGAGATGAGTGATATGGTGTCTATTAAGGATAGACAGGCACGAGGTAGATTAGTGCAAGAGGCATGTCAGCATCCAGTTGACTTCATCATCAAGCACGAAGATGGTGAGCTTTGTGTTAAGAAGCCTTGGTCATTTGTTAAGGCTGCAAAGACCTTAGCTGCTCTTCATAATCACATACACTATGATTGTGTTAAGCCTTACATTGGAATGGCATTCGGTTATGATGCTAAATGTTCTGGTCCTCAACTGGGTTCTTTGATGGTTGGTGATGGTGACTTAGCTGCTGCTTGTGGGTTCTCAATGAAGCAGATAGAGGATGCATATCATCGTTGTATCAACTACTGTGACGCTGCTGGGTTTCATGGATTGACTAGAGAGTTGATTAAGAAGCCATTCATGGGTATCTTTTACGGTCAAGGCTGGATGGCTTTCATGAATCCAGATGAGCTTGAGAAGAACATGGGCAAGGCTGCTAGTCATGCACTGTGGGTTGCTCTACATGGTGAGGAGATACTGGGCAATGAGAACAGAGCCAAGGAGTTTCATAAGGCAGTAACAGCATCATTTGGTGCTAAGATGATTTCCGTAAGGAATGCTATGAAGTCTTATACAAATAAGATTGAAGGCAAGGTAAGTCATCTACTACCTGATGGGTTTAAGGTTGCTATGAACTACAAGATGAAGGTTAACATCCTGGGTGAGTTGATGGACTTTGATACTGAAAAGCATGATGTGTTCCTACGAAACAACGTAGAGTCATACAAGTTTATCAATATGCAGATGAACACTCAGACAGTTAATACCTCTGACTTTGTACGTAATGGCTTCGTTAACATGGTACAGGGAGTTGATGGGTTGATTGCTCGGTTGATAGTTGTTCACTGTAAGCGGTTAGGAGCTAAGCATATCATTGCTGTTCATGACTGTTTCAGAGTATCAGTGCATGACTTGGGCTTACTTAGGCAAGCAATCAAGAATGCATACCGTGACCTGTTTGGTTCACTGAAGAATGTAGCAACTGATGACTTACCAGAAGGTACAGACATCCTGGGCTTATACTTCGATGGTATCAACAATCAACTGAAGCCTGAGAACTTTGATGATGCAATTGATATTAGTCAGTTCTTCACTTCAGGTACTCGTAGGCTCCAGAAGATACGTGGTGAGAAGGTTAATCACCTTATCAGTGCATTAGGTCAGACTTACTACTTTGATAAGTAAGTAGGGCTTGGGAGGTAATTAGGCTAAGGAAGGCCTTACAATAGGGAGAAGGGCGATAGCCCAATAGCATACCAATACCTGGGTTTCGCAGGAGTCTTGGGCGTTCCGGTAATATACCACTAGTTAGGACCTGATGACTTTACTATGAGAGGTCTCGCTACGCTCAACAGTCGTCGTTCCTCCTCAGGTAAAGCCAAACCCTAGTTAATCACAATAGGCCTCATCAGATTCTAAAAAGAAACTATACATATCTATCTAGGGAGACTAGTTTAAGGGCTGAAGAGAACAGGTAAGGCTGTTCTGGCTCTGGTCTAACCTATTTAGTACACTTTAGACCTGTCGAGAACCTTGACAAGGCCTGTCGGAATACTTAACTAGTCTGTCGAGAACCTTTACAGGTCTGGCTTGCTGTCGAGATTCTTAACAGTTCTGGTCGCGGGTCTGAGGCTGGCAGGCAGGTAAGGCCTAACAAGTCATTATGAGTTCTTATAGGACGGGTAGGACTGATTAGGTCTGTCGGGATACTTAACAGGCTGGACAGTGCATTGTGAGTGCGCTTTGACTACCTTTTATGCTTCGCTTTCTTGTAGGTATCAGGTGAGTCATGTCTATCCTGTTAAGCTTTCTCAAACCCTATTTAGGTACATGTCTATGACCTGTTGAGGGTTGTGGTATTTACTATGAATCTTGCTAGGTACACTAGCTAATAACCGGAGAATAACATGAATGTAACAAGTAAACTACTGGCTGTGGATTGTCAGTATAAAGAGAAAACATATACCTTCTACGTGCAACAATGTAGTGTACGTGGCTTGGAACCCTTAACTGAACGTGACTACATTACCCTTGGTAACAACTGTGATGTTTAGTGAATTCCTTAGAGTTATAGGTTGGCCAATGGCAGTAGTTATGATACTATCAATAGCCATATCAATTTCTACTATGCTATTGATAGTCTTAGCACTGTTTAAATATGTGTTCGGAAGTTAACTATGAAGTATGAGCTTGAAAGTGTTGCCAACTACTACGTGGGTGCTGTTATTAAATGCCTGTTCGTAGCTGTTGGTCTTATTATGGTACTTGCACTGTTTGTATCATGAATCTTGCTAGGAGGACTAGCTATGCAAAGAAGAGTATTACATGCTGACAAGATGGTTGCTGTAAAAGAGTTGACTGCCTTTATGGTATCAACAGCTGGTATACTATCTAAATCTGGCTGGACTTGGTATGCATCTGGTGACAGAGCTATTACTGAATCATTTACAGCTTTGAAAAAGTGTGGTAATTCGTTACCAATATCTATCTATGGTAGTGAGGGCACTGTCTATGGTGACAGGTTCATCAACAGCCTTAACAGGTTCTGGCACGATGTTACACACTTACAACTAGACTTAGGTTATTCTCTTGAAGAAGAGTACAAAGTAATCAGGTCTCAACTAACTGTTATGGAACTACATGGTTTATCACCGCTTGCAAGAGAAATCTTTTGGTGTGACATGTGGGGCCAAGCACTCTACTATGACCGTTATTGCTCATTTGTAGAGAACCAAAATGCCTTCGTGGACAGTTGTCTACGTCATGGTATAACAACGGCTACTATAGCCAAACATTAATCTATCATAACTATTATTATTCTATTGGAGAATTACAAATGACTTTACTTACATCTTTATCAACAATGAAACGTGCCTCTGCTAATGAGCATGTTGCTAAGATTGAAATGACACCTACACAGATTGAACAAATGTCTGTTAAGCTTAAAGCACAAAACCGTATGAACGTGTACCCTAACCGCTTTGATGTTGCTGTACCTTTTCGTGTACAGACTCGCAAAGGCTCTGGTAAATCAGCCGTATTTACACAACGTGGCTACTTCACAAATGTAGATGTTGCATCTGCTGTTGGTACTATCTGTTCTAAAGCTCTATATGCTGACAAAGCACTGGCTGGTGAATTCGACCCTGCTGTTGTTGAAGTACACCCAGAGTTCATAGCATGGTTAGCTGATGACCGTAACCAGGAGATTATTGCGATGGCTGAAGGTGGTACTGTTACAACTGTTGCCGGTACTACTCAGGAAACAGCTGAAGTTCCTGACTTCTAATGAATGCGTTCTGCGTATTCTGTAAATGGTTTATGTTAGTTGGCGTACCAATAGGTATTTGCCTGATTGTATACATAAGCTGACCAATAGCCTTGCCCAGTACATCGGGTGAGGCTTTCTTGGTAAGCCTTTAACGTGAAGGTACAAAATCCATATCCTAGTTAAATTAAGCGAACGCGGAGGGCTAAGCACCGATATGTGCGGATAGCATAGGAATGGTAATGTTAGGAGTCGCAGAAATAACTGTACCCAATCAGGGAGTATAGCCCTGTTCGATTTCATTATGTTTAGCCTCAATGACCCAGTGCGACTTGCACAGTGTAGAGGCACTTTATTAAGATACACCCTTCTTACGGTGACTAACTTGTATTACGCTAAAACCAGAGCAAAGTTAGATGAGGCAGACCCTCTGTGGGTGTATCTATTTATTATGTAGGTTACTAACATCTAGTACTATTTAGCCCACAGCGGAGCTAGACTGGTATGGTGAAGATGTTAGAAGTGGGCCTCTGTTATCTGGGTAATGATAACAAGCTCTGGGTGCAGTTCCCGAACCTACCCCAATTCAAGGGTACTAAGCACACCTGTTAGGCTGACTGGTCTGGAAAGACTATTAGCAGCAACGTGCCAGTTATGTGTGGTAAAACTACTTACTCAAGGGTAAGCGGAGGAGGATGGCCTTCCATAGCAAGTAAGGTGCCAAGGGTTGACCTTGGTTAAATGTATTGGTGGACAATGCAGCCTAACCTAATTATTATTAACCGGAGAGAACAATGTCAAAGATTATACAGTTCCACAAGAAGGCACCTGTAGAAAACAAGTGTTCTTTCTGTAATACACCTGAGAGTAAAGTCAAGAAATTGATAAGTAATGGCTTAAACAAGTTTATATGTGACAAGTGTATCACTACCTGTAAGAAGTTAATTACAGAAGATATAGTAGCATGAGCCATTTAATGTCTACCATACGTCAAGGTACTATTAGTGATGCTAACTTGATTAAATGGATACTAAACTACGGACCAGAAGGTTGTTACGAAGGTGATATGCCCAGGGATAGGATTTGTGGTAACATAGCCAGCCATCATCATGTATGGTGTGCTATTAACTTATTTGAATCTCGTGCTGAGAAGATAGTTCTAACTAAATTTAACAAGGGCTTTATAAGTCCTCTGAGGCAATAACATGAGTATTACATTCCATTTAACAAGTACTAAAGCAGGTGAGCTACAAGAACGCTACCCTGACCGAGACATGCGCTTAGTTGATGTCTATACAAACCTGGGAGACTACTTCGAGGACATGGATGACACAGAACATGTATACTCAGGACACTTCTTCACACATGGTGAGGGCTGGTGTATGACTGAATCAACCATACCTGAAGTTAACATGAGCAACAGCAATGCGCGTTACGTGCTTAATGATATTCTTAACCTCAACACACAAGAACATTGTGGTGACATAGAAGACCTACACCAGGCTCGTATTAGTTGTATATTACACACTCATCCAAATTGCTACTATGCTATACCAACACTTAAAGATTTATTAACATTAGCCATAGATAACGGCTGGGGAGTATACTGGGCATGAACTACCTTGACAAATACAACAGCATCAGCCAAGCACATAAACTGGCTGTTGATGCTTGGGCCTTATCACAATGCTACAAAATGTATGTAGATACCTGTGACCGTGAAGGCACTATACCAGTTACTGAAAAAGTATACAGTAACATGAAAGTTAACCTGGACATTCAAATGATGAAAGATTGGGATAACCAGCAAGGTGAAAGTGATGACTAGGAGTGTACAACATTACTGTACTCGATGTGGCACTAAACACGTCAACCATCCTGCGTACTGTAAAGCTAAGAAAGTGGCCTCAGTCAAACATGCTGACTATCCAATGTCTCGTCTGAACAAGTCAGAGCCAGAAACAACGCTCATATATGTTTGGCCTGATGGTGAATGGTGCTACACAGATGAGCTACATGAATACCAAGACAAGTCTGATGACTACTTACTCATACCTGTTGATGCTAGTCTCGATGAAGAACAAGTCGGTGTCCTAGTTATGAACACGTACAACCCTAGCCAAACAACATCACACCCTGAGGAACACTACTAATGAAAAAGTACATCTTAATAACAATCTGGTCCTGCCTCTTAGGATTATTATGTATCTCTGTGGGCAGTCTAAACGCTGCTCCGGACCTATTACTACCTGCATATACCAAACATATACAGTATGACAACGAAATAGACTACACTGAGGGATTTGATAATACCTCGATAGGCCTAAACTGGTCTTTCCCTCATGCTGACTTAGGCTCTGCTTATGTATTTAAGAACTCCCACGATAAACCATCTATATATAACTATGCAATTGGTTATGTAAACCCTACAGGCGTTAAAATGGGTGGTGGAATATTGGCAGCTGTCGGAGGTTATGATGTTCCTATTATTTTAGGACCTGTCTTCGCTGTAAAATATGGTTGGGTTAGACTTGTCACCACATACCCTATAGGAAAGCTAAATGGTGCTGACTTTGACTTACTTAATGTACAATTAATGATACCACTGGAGTAGATATGTCACACCCTCAAGAACCTGATAATAGCTGGATAGGCCTTATGCTTGTCGCAGCTCTAATAATTGCTATTGCACTTGAACTTTCAGGTGTAGTACGCGCACCTACCAACAAGTCAGAACTCTGTTCATGCATCATCGTACCCATTGACTCAGTTCCTAAACCTATAACGGAGGAAGCATGATACCTAAATTTATTAAGTTCGTTCTAATTATCTGGTTACTACTGTTATGTACAAGCATGTACAACATGTTAACCATAGGTACATAGCAATGGAAACTTGTAAAGAGATTATACTTGGGCTACTACTTATAATCCTGTTGATGTTGCAATGTAGTTAATTTCACATATTAATCTAGGAGAACCCTACTATGATACCTGATAACAAGTCAGAACCAACAAAGATTCCAGTCAAAGACTTCATAACTCTTGCTGACCTCAAATGTATGATTGAGTCCACTGTACTAACTATCATGAACGATAGGTTATATCACAGTGCTGCTGAACATTCTCTTGAATCTCGTGGATTCTTACCAATACCACTAGTCAGAGATGCTATGAGGGACTCTGGTGATGGCTTATACAGTAAGTTCATAAACCTTAACAAGCACCCAACTCACAAAGTTATAATACGTCATCGTATTGGTATGGAAGTGGCAGAACTCATGGATAAGCGGTACAAGAAAAAAGTAAGTAGTTTAACTATTGAAAAGTTGGCTGCTGAATACCATCCTAAAATTAACTGGACAGGCTTAGAAAGTAAAATCACAAGTCACATTACAGCTACTGCCTTTAACGAAATGCGAGAAGCTGAAAAGGTGCGGTGGTTGAATAGTTTATATGAACCAGACACTAACAAGGATAGCTTATATGCTAAAGATGTATGTGCATTCCTAAGTGATAAAGAGCCTCGCAATCCTTGTTCAGAGATTCCACTTAGCCCCAACATAGTTCACGCTATTGATAGTAAGCTTGAGGCTATGATTCATGTAAAGCGTGAAGGAATGGAAAAGCAAATCAAGAAAGTTCACATGGCACTACTGTATGGTGCTGGTGAAGAAATAATTAACTCAACTTTAACAGGCATTAAGCCGGAGAAACCTATGATACCCTCAGCACCAGCACAACCAATGAACACATCAACAGCAGCACGTAACCTTAACGAAGTATTTGGCGTTATCATCACTGGTAAAGACAAAGCTTCTATCATGGCAATGATACGTCAAGCTAAGTCCGAAGTAGAAGCCTTCGCAGACCTGGACCAAAGTTCAGCGTATGTTGAAAAGCAAGTTAAAACTATCAACGCTGGCATCAAAGAATTGTATGCTGAACTTGATAAGTAGTAAATAGTAACAAGTCAGCTCATCTTCGGATGGGCTTTCTTGGTAAGAATTATGTGGTCATACGAGGAGGGCAATATCGGCTGAGTTGAGTCTCAGTGCCTGTCCAAAGTTCCTAAGAAAATACATGTTAGCCAATGGCTTCGCGAGTCATAAGCACATTAGGAATAGGATAGGGTTCGCAGGTTCAATCCCTGCTGACTTCAGCACACAGTGTAGCTACTTAGTAGTGAACAACGAGGCGACTGTACGCGCCTACAACCTTGGAAACTTGGAGAGACTGTGTGGTACACAAACATATTTTACATATTAATCTAGGAGGAATATCCTAATGTTACAACATGAGAACAAGCAGGTATTAGACTTGCTATGCTTTATGAAGGACCTGGGCTTCGACTTTGAAGTGCTTGGTGGTTATCCACGAGACTTACACTTTGGCCGTATTCCTCGTGACATGGATATATGCTGTTGGAATTGCAAACCTGATACAGTCATCTGGAGAGACAAGTTCATGAAACTGCACTCGTATCTAAAAGATGTTGGCATCTACAAGGATGAGTTTGCTGTTAATAGTGAGTACCCTTCAGACCGAATCTTTGGAGGTCTAAGGACAACTGTCGATGTTGACATCATCTTCTGGATGGAAAACTTTACTTCGGCAGAAGCTATTCTAGGCTGGTTTGACTACAATATTAACCAATTCCGTCTAGTACGTGACGAGGACACCGGTATTGTTGCTGGTAAGCCTTGGGAAGGTCTGATGAAGTTTGGGCAGTTACAACAATTGCGCGAGTCAGAACTATCTGATGTACGCATAAGGAACACACACAAACTTGCCAGAGATGTTGACTGGCTTGACAAAACTAACTTATTATACCCTTGGGGTGGAGAGTAATATGAACGGTAAGAAAGCAAAAATGCTACGTAAGTTAGCAGGTCCTAAATCGGACACACAGTACACTGTCGAGGAAAGTACCATTCGTGGTAAGTTTATAAACGTAAGTCCTAAGATAAATGTTCATGGTAAACAGGTAGTTGATGATGACGGTAATGTAGTATATAATCGTTTAGAGTGGACTACTGCAACAATCATGATGGCTGCTGGTACACGTATGATAAGTAAAGTTCTGAAGAACATATATCATAATCGTACTCGTAACCTGCATGTCAATATTCACACACCTGTAGCACCTGCTCAGGCATAACCGGGGAAAACTATGTTCTTTAAAAAATCTGTAAAGAAAGCTACAAAGAAGTTTCGTTCACTACGAAGTGATTTAACGCAAGTTATTAAACAGGAAACTCAAGTACAACGAGGTATCCGTAAAGAGCTAACTCACTTAGAAGTTCGTCAACAGAACTCTACAGATGAGATGGGAGAAGCTCAAGCTATCTTGCACAATGTTAACCAATTCTTAGGTAAGGTTAAATAATCATGGCTAAAAAGATAAATGAAGTTTACCTAGAAATGGTAACAAACCTGGAAAACAAAGTAGCAGCAGAACAATTTGAACAATCTGACTTGTCTTTAGCCTTAGCTGAAGCTGAAACAGAAGTTTCAAGATTGCAAACCTTAATTGATGAATCTGCACTTGAGCTTAATAAAGCTGTAAATATGCTGGCTGATATAAAGAAAATCAAATAATATTCTGACTTAGCTGGTCAGATAGTATTGGTGGCTCGATATGATGAAGTAGGGTTAGCTCCTGTATCAAAGCCAAAGCTGTGAAAGGTATAATTGTAATTGTAATAAAAGCACGTACACATTGCCAACCAGCCGGTATACTAACCGTAACACTACCTCTGTGGAACTCTAATAAAGTTGAAGCAACTAGTGAGTAGTGTAAAGATGGTTCCCAACCAGATAGACACAAGGAAATGGCGTAGCGAATACTATGCTAAGCAAGGACGCGTTTCATAATTGGATTCACTTAAGGACAAGTGAAATTACCAAGGTCCTACTGAACCCACAATCAGTAAACAAGGAAGTACATAATACCAACACATTTTAGGTCACAGCACTTGCGCTAACATTGCGCGTCGAAGCTCCTACCCGCTTGCTGAAGAGAACCTGGATGGAATGACCAGTATGGTATAGTCCTATGAACTCCAAATAGCCCATGTAAAACTTACCCAACCCATTGCCACTCTCTTTTGCGTGTGCTGGTATACGGTTATGGTGATGAGTCAGTAGTAGGCATGACTGTGAAGACGAACGCACTGACGACTTGTGAAAGTCCAACTGCCTGACATCTTAAGTCCCTCCTGAAAACCTCGACACTCCCACAACGTGGCTTGTGCTGGTTAGTAAGGACCTAATTCTGAAGCTCTTCTGGCTAATCCCTGTTGAGTGACAACATGCCCTGCAATGGTAGCATGGATGTTCTGTGGCAACCATCTTGAGAGATAACAAACCAGCAAGTGGAGTGGAAAGCTCCCAACCAAATATGAAGCCTGTGTAGTACTGCACAGTCAACTAAGTCCAGCACTTATACTGCTGGCAAGGACATGGTATACTACTGATACGACAAGGATGTACTAATATTAGGGACAAGGTAAGGCACGTTCTAAACAAGACCTACCAACAAGGATGTACTAATAATCGACTGAGCAAGCTTGGCTGGCTCCTGTGGTAACAGTAATATACAAACCCTTAACTCACTTATCTCTGGAGAGAACCTATGAGTAACAATGTACAAGCTGTATTTAATCAATTCGCTGTTGAAATCAACGGTAAAGTTGAAATGTTTGAAACTGAAGCTGAAGCACAAACCGCTTACGATGCTGATGCCAATTCTGCTGGCTACTTGAAACTGGCTACTGCTTACACAGACAGTAAAGGCCTGGCTGACAAGAACGCTAAAGGCAAAATCAATATTATCACTGACTTCCTGGCTTTCTCTGAGTCTTATGACCCTGAAGCTGTTGTTGCTGTTGCCGATACCACTGCTGATGCTACTGCCGGTGCCACTGCTGACCCTATCGAATTCTAAGATAGCGGTATAAGCAAGAAGTACTAAAGATTAAATGCACCACCGAATACATGTAGGTGAAACACACCATAACATGTGGTGGTGCATTTTTAGTCTTATTATATCTGAGCATGGGTAGACCTGATTGAAGTCTCTTACGGTCACACCAGCTTTTAAACCAACACGCTCTTTACTCTTGCAACTGCCCTTTAATGGTTATCAGTATAAGGCCTTAACGCTGACCTTCGGTTAATTGCGGTGGTCGTTGGAGTTTAAATCGTCCCTGTGCGGGATGGGTATCGTCGGTAGATGGTCTTGTATAGCTACATACAAGTCATATATCAGCCATGCTCAGATATAATAGGATTAATTATTATGAAGACATACCAAGTACGTGGGTACTGGCACTCAAACGGTGCACAGTTCCAAGCAATATTCTCAGAAGCTCCGTCTAAAGATTCCATGCATGTTATGGACAAGGCAGAGCTTTTGTGTTTGTTAAACAAGAACCAGTATGGTGCCAGCTTCTACATAGATAGCGATGTAACATACAAGAAATCATTCACCATTACACAGGTTGCGAAAGATTATGATACTATCACCTAAAGATTGTGAGATACATGTTCAACATAACATACCTTATACTATTGAGAAACCATTTCCTGAAGGAATCACTCGCTTGTCAGAAGGTTATGCTTGGGATTACCGTTCTGGTCAGTACTACATTAGAAGGGAAACCCTTGAAGATGTGGACAAATATGTAACCATATACTATGACATGACAGCTGGTTGGAGCCTTGATGGTTCTACTGGAAGCTTGACTGTGAAAGTACCTAGAGATACTACTGATTGTTACGTAGCTGGTCTGTTATGTATTTTAACTGGTAAGGTGAAGTACGCTAAGTACTGCGAGAATAACCCAGATGATGTGTCGCCAGTTATACCGGAAGAGTTTCGATGAACTGCAAAGACTGTCGTCGTCTGGTGAACCCAGTATGGCATGAAGAAATAGAAGACTACCTCTGTGATGGTGAGTGTAGTCACCCTGATAACAAAACAAAGGACATTGAAGAGTGTCCACTGGAGAACAGATATGACTCTTAACCCATTAAGTATTATTGGAGATGCAATCACAGCTGTTGGTGGTTACTTCCGAGATGGACAGAAAATTAAAGCTGCTGTCGGTGAACGTAAGGACGAGCTTAAGAAGATTAATTTAACAGCCAGGATAGAATCTGCTAAGGCTGGTGTGACCCATGACATGAAAATGGATGAAAGTGCACGAGCTAATGCTGGATGGATGGACGATATATCGTTCTACGTATTCTTAGCACCGGCCATACTTGCATTCTTTCCAGGCATGGTAGACCACATTGAAAATGGCTTTGCTGTATTACAGGATATGCCTGACTGGTATCAATATGCACTTGGTATGATGCTGGTAAGTGTATGGGGCTACCGTAAATTGGTCTCACCTATCATCCAGTCAATAGCGAAGGCTTATCTGGGAAAGTAGGTAAGGGTAACACCGTAACTGCTGTAAAGCCAACCGGTGTTACCCACATGATGGCTAATACATCTGCTGGTGTTGAGCCTACAGTCCTAAGAGGATTTGAAAATGATTGCAAAGTTACTATCGAAAAGTTACTTGGTTGGGAAGAAGGCTATCGAGGTTCACCCTACTACTGTTCTGAAGGGTATGTTACTTATGGCATTGGTCATAAGCTCTCAAATACTAAAGACGAGCCTCTTGATAACTATCCTGATATGTGGATTTCTCCTGAAGACGCTGAGCATCTTCTTACCCAAGATTTACGAAAGACTTTTGGTGATATTGGTATTAGCAACTTTAATATTGCTTATGACATGTTAAGTAATGACCGACAAGTTGTTATTGAATCTATGGTATATCAAATAGGTGTAGCCGGTGTTGAGAAATTCTCTAACATGTGGGATTGTATAGTTGATGGTGATTTTCATGTAGCTAGTATAGAGATGCTGGATAGTCTCTGGGCAGAACAAACACCGGAACGTGCTAAGCGACATGCAGAAGTCATGGAGTTTGGAGACCTTAAACATGTATATGGGAGTTATCTATCATGAACCTTGAAACAGAAATGACATTTGCATTCCTTAAAATTAGCTTATGCTCTATTGAGGAAGTTAAAGAACTACAGGGTATACTTGCACAAGTAGAGTATAATAGTTTCTCTCACAAGCTTTATAAGAAGTGTGAAGAAATAACAGGTGTACCTATGTCTGGTTTATACAAGTGGGAATGTGGTGAACTTGTGAGGTCTCACAAATGAACCCTATCGACCTCGCAAGTGACTGGTTAGCCAAACGTAAAGCTGCTTACCTGGCCAAGGAAAATGTTATAGTTTACTATGCATCTACCACAGGCCGAAAAAGTGACTACCAGTGGATTACTCACACGTTAGTAGAAGTGGTAAGGATAATAAAAGCAACACTCATGAACCCTAATGCCTCAGATAAGAAACTGCAATCGAAGCACATCATTGCTGCTTGTCAAGAGTTAGATAGGGTTTTTGAGTTTGGTGTAAAATCCAGACATGATACCAAGCCAGAGATATTTAATTACTTAAAAGAATCTGGTATGGACATAGGTGACTCTATTGTATCTGTCCTTGCTGACCTACTTTATAACAATGGCTGGAAGGCTATGCTTCTGAATGATGTCTATGATATTATCTTTGAAGTAGAAGCCGAGCTTAATATCATACTAAGCAGCACTGACAGGAAAGAGCTAGTGTATAAACATTTACCTACCTTGGGCTATGTTATAAGGACCGGCTCAAACCGTCCGGAGTTTCAGGGTAAGAAACAACAGGCTGTGATGTTACCGGCCTCCAAACCTCGTGATATAAATGTTATGTCAGGAGAATCTATTAAATACCTTAAAGACATGATTGTTGGAGTATTAAAATGAATACTGAAGAGAATAAGGATGTAACTATCATACTAGAATCGCTCAGCCGTTCTAAGTGTGATATGTTTGCCACATACGACAGCCTTAAAGCTGTGAATGATTATGCTATATCACTGCTTAAAAGTTCTTCCCTGGAGGAGCGAGAGTTTGCTACAATGACTGTATTGAACATTTACCATAACACGCTAATACAACTCTTTATAAATAATATTAAAGAACAGCAAGGTATAACAGAAGGTGAAGCTGATGCAGGGAGTGATAACAGTAACGAACAGGGAGATAAACAGGCATCTGAATAGTGTGCTTATCCAACTAAAAGCTTCAGGTATTGCTAAGGACTTTGATTCCCTGGCTGATGCCATAGACAAGCTTGATATGTGGGACTTCCTATTTAACCAAGCAGAGGTTGTTGCTTGTCTACATGCATTTAGTGTAAGAGACCAACAACTTATTAATAAATTAACACAGCGGAGAAACTAATGGCTTGTGTAGAGAAATTACCCTGTCCCGATTGTGGAGGTAGTGATTGCTTACAGTCCTTTTACAATGAAGGGCCTGACAATTACTCAAGCTTCTGCTTCGGCTCATGTTACGAACCAAAGGGCAACCCTTATAAGAAGGGTGAGGCACCAGAGGTTAAGATTAAAAGTCCTGAAGAGATTCAGGCTGAGATAAAAGAGATACAGAAATGTTCTATCTTTAAGGGCCTGGGTCCGAATAAGAACCACCGAGGTATTCCTGGTGCGTTCTTTAATAGCTGGAGTGTACGACTACTCATATCTGAATATGATGGAGTAACACCCTATGCAGTTGGTTTCCCTTACTCTGATGAAGCCAAGTTATCAGGCTGGAAAGTTATACCTTTGAAGAAGAAGGACTTCTGGAGCCTGGGTGCTACTAAAGGTTCTGACCCGTTTGGTTTCGAGAGGGCTATGAAGATTGGTGGTAAGCGTCTGTATATCACTGAAGGTGAGTATGATGCTATTGCACTGGACTATGCTCTGGTGGAGGCTAATAAAAACTCTAAGTATGCCAAGAAGATGTACCCAGTTATCAGCCTGTCACAGGGCGGTGGTAGTATTGCTCACAACCTGAAGAAGATACGTAAGCGTATTAAGAGCCGGTTCAAAGAAATAGTACTAGTGCTGGACAACGATGAAGTTGGTATGAAGGCTGAGAAGACCGCACAGGCTCTTATGCCGAACATTCTAAGGGCTGATAAGCCTAGTGGATGCAAGGATGCCAATGATGCCATACGCAAGAGCAAAGATGCACTATTTAGTTTGGCCCGTATGGTCATGTGGGAGGCTCACAAGCCACCTATCGAAGGCGTGGTACGTGTGTCGTCAGTTCTGGCGAAAGCCCTGGAGAAGCCAACCTACGGCTTGTCATACCCATCCGAAGAGCTGACTGAGATGACTTACGGACAACGGTTCGGTGAAGCGGTCTGTCTCGGTGCAGGGGTTGGTGTTGGTAAGACCGTGACAGCTCACTGGTTTGGTGCTCATAACATGACAGTTCATAACGAACCATGCTTCATGATACTGCTGGAAGAACAGAACCACTTTACTGTTAAGAACATAGCATCCAAGATAGATTCAATACCTTATGCTAATCCTAACACTGAGTACAACCCTGACCAGCTTATAGCGACTGCTGAAGGCCTACAGGATAAGTTGTACATGTGGGAGTCTGAAGGAGACCAGGCTCTGAGATTTGAGATGGACGAGATACTATCTGCCATTAGATTTAATGCAGAAGAGTATGGCTGTCGATTTGCTTATCTTGACAATTTCACGAGGTTAGTAGACCACCTCCCTCCAAGCGAGGCAAACGAGTTTATAAACAAGTATAGCTCTGAGATTGAGGGCCTGGCTACACAACTAGACATTCACATTATGGCCTACTCTCACCTTAACCCATCTAAGTCTGGGCATAGTCACGAAGAAGGCGCACCAGTATACGCAAGTCAGTTCACTGGCTCACGAGGTATCATGCGAAGCTTTCCAATGCTGTTTAATTTCAGAAGAAATAAACATGCTGACAAGAACCTGGGTATGTCTGCTAATAACTCTCTTTTTGGTGTCATGAAGAACCGGAAATATGGTAATGAAGGTGACATACGTACTCAGTACAAGCCGGCTACTGGACAACTAATTGAGTATGCTTGGGAAGGTGAATTAGAGAACCCAATGAAGGATAAGAAATATGGATAACGTAGAATTTAAAGCTTGGCCTAAGATTTACCGAGACAGCCCTTTCAATGTAACTATCACTGAAAAGATTAACGGCACTAATGCCTGTATTATAATTCAGGAAGGTATCATTGTAGGTATACAATCTCGTAAGCGTTTTATTACGCCTGAAGATGATAACTATGGCTTTGCCGGTTGGGTACAACGTAACGGTGAAGAGCTTCTTAAACTTGGTGATGGCTATCATTATGGTGAGTGGGCTGGCTTGGGTATCCAAGGCAATGAGCTGAACTTGCCAGAGAAACAACTGTTCCTGTTTAACACCTTCCGGTGGAATCCAGAGAACCCTAACTTGCCTTCTTGTTGCAAGGTCGTACCAATACTATTCCAGGGCTTGATTGCACCTGACACAGTATCTAATATGTTACAGGAAATGGACAAGGCTACTGATGTGATACATGAGGGTGTCATTGTATACTATCATGCACATCGTGGTTACTCGAAACATACCATCAAGCTACCGAAAGGTAAGTGGGCATGGCAGGAAGAATAGTATGAGACCTTTATCAACACCAATGTATAAAGGGTATGTAAGTATGTTCTTAGAAACTATCTTTAATGAATACCCTTGTCAAGATTTTGTAAGCCTGTACATGAAGAAGAAGCCTGGAGTTAACTACGGTACTGCTGAAGTTAAATGGAAAATTCTTAATGCTGCTTACGAGGAGTTTGAGTTAAAATGAGTTGGCTAGAAGATGCAGCCAAGGAAGGCCACGAGCCTGACCTTAGACCACAGGAGAATACTTGTGTTAAAGAGAACACTAGCGATACCGCTGATGCTGAGTCTGTTGACCGGCATGAGCATGATGCCTGATGAAGAACGTGAACTTAATGTAGCTGAGTTAAGCTACTTTGTACCATTCTCACGAGATAATGTTGAGAACACTCCCATGACTTGGGATGAGTACAAGCCAGTAAACATATACATCAATGATGTGTTGTATCCTTATGTGTTGCCAGTGGTGGACATAGCTGATACAGTCACTACAAAGAAATCGCACGTCATTTATACTTTTGATGATGTGTTAAAGATTGAGCTTACCCTTGAAGACCTTGATGGTAATGAAAGCGTTCGCTCTACGCCTGTGTACATGGACTATACTGCTCCTAGTGCACCGGTTATAACCTGCCAGTAACTGGAGAAACTATGGGTATCACAGATGAACAATTGGAAAGAAATGATAGGCTACTCACAGTTATCATTGATGAGTTTGTAAGTGACAGAGTTGATATGTCTAATGAAGACCTGATGAACGATTTCTATGAAGACAATATAAATAGTAGTGTAGTTATAGCTGATGTGTATGTTGACTGGCACTTACCTTTCTTGTATCAAACTATCAAGGATATGTATACAAGAGTAAAAGACATTTAGGAGAAACTTATGAGAGTTTACGGAAGCGATATTGAAGCTGATGGGTTACTAGATACCATAACACAAATCTGGTGTATGAGTAATACCGAGCTAGATAAAGACTTAAAAGTTGTTCGCTCTTTTACTCTTACAAACTACACTGCTATAAAGGAAATGTTTAGTGACCCTGAAAACATACTACTTATGCATAATGGACTATCTTATGATGGCCCAGCTACTGAGTTAATATTTAGCCAGATGGGTCAAGGGCCTTTCGAGGTTAAAGCTGAGATAATTGATACGCTCATACTCAGTTGGTACTTGTATCCTAAGAATGTCAAGCATGGTCTTGGCCCCTGGGGAGAAGAGTTAGGTATTGCTAAGCCTACCATTGATGACTGGGAGAACTTGTCACTGGAAGAGTATATTAACCGGTGCGAAGAAGATGTGCGTATTCAGGTTGCCTTATGGCGACAGATATGGAAGCACTTCATGCTGCTGTATAACGACGAGGATGCCTCTTGGAGGGCAATACGTCACCTAAACTTTAAAGCTCAGTGTGCAGCACTACAGCAAGTCTCACGATGGAAATTAGACGTACCTGGAACTGAGAAGCTCGTAGAGACATTCTCTGTACTGCACAAAGCTGCTCGTGAGGCTCTGGAGGCTCGTATGCCTCGTGTGCCTATCATGAAGAAGAAGTCTAGGCCTAAGAAGCCCTTTAAAGCTAGTGGTGAAATGTCTGCCCTAGGTGTCAAGTGGGGTGCTTTCTGTAAGATATATGATGTAGACTTTGACAGCACTGAGGAACACCCTTACCAAGATGGTGACAAGGCTCCTAATGCCGGTTCCTCTACACAACTGAAAGCCTGGCTAACAGACCTCGGTTGGGTTCCTGAGTCGTTTAAGTATGTTCGTGACAGGGAAACTAATAAGGTACGGGTTATCCCACAGATTAAGAATCAGGAAACTGAAGAGTTATGTGATTCTATTGTAAGGTTAATACCCAAAGAACCTGCGTTAGAGTATCTCCGTGAGATGTCTATCGTTAAACATCGTCTAGGTGTGGTAGAAGGCTTCCTACGTAATGTAGACAGTCAAGGCTATGTCATGGCACTGGTACAGGGACTTACAAATACCACACGCTTTAAGCATAAGGTATGTGTTAACCTCCCATCAGTACGTAAGAAGTATGGTAAGGAGATTCGTGCCCTACTAATTGCACGTAACCCTGACACAGAACTGTGTGGTTCTGACATGGCTTCTCTTGAAGACAGAACAAAGCAACACTACATGTGGCCGTATGACCCTGAGTATGTTAGGGAAATGCAGAAGCCAGGGTTTGACCCTCACCTTGATATGGCACTAGCTGCTGGCTTAGTAACTCAAGGAGATATAAATTTCTATAAATCTTATGATAAGGAGACTGCAAGTGAAGCAGACCATAAACGCTATAAAGACATTGCTGACAATAAGCGGCATCCTGGCAAAAGTACAAACTACGCTGCAACGTATGGTGCTAAAGGTCCAACTATTGCTCGTTCTGCTGGAGTACCAGAAGCCCTTGGAGATAAACTTTACGAAGCTTATTGGGATAGGAACTGGAGTCTTGTTGCTATTGCTGATGCTTGTGTGGTTAAGCAGAGTCGTGGACTTAAGTGGCTTTGGAATCCTGTCGCTAAGCTATGGATATATCTAAAAGCTGAGAAGGACCGATTCAGTACTCTTAATCAATCAACAGGAACATATTGTTTCGACAGGTGGCTCTATCATGTGTTACAAACACGTAAGCAGTTAACTGGACAGTTTCATGATGAAGGTGTCTGGGAGCTTAAGAAAGGTAACAGAGAAGCCATGACTAAAATACTAAAGGCTGCTGTACAGAAAGTTAATGATGAACTTAAAATGAATCGTGAGCTGGATGTAGATGTAGCCTTTGGACAAAGCTATGCAGAGATACACTAATGAATGAACTTAACACAATGATAACCCTGGGAGCATCAATAGCTGCTTTAGCTTTTGCCCAGAACACATCCTTTACTATGGTAAGTCGTGCACGTAACCGTGACAGTAAAGCCTACCATGCTATCTGTTCAGTATTCTCGAATGGATTATGGTTAGCTACCTTTGGCTTACTAGGTACTGAATTAATAATTAACGACAACTACATAATGGCTGTACCTTACATTATAGGTACTGTCAGTGGTTCCCTATTTGGTGCGGAAGCATCCATCAAGATTGAGAAATTAATCGGAGCAAAGACATGAGTAGTTTTAGACTAATGGGTGTTAACCCAAGCTGGAGGAATAGCCTAGAGATTCGGGATACTGAACCTCAGTTAACAAACCTAACTATAGGTACTTTCTATAGTAAGACACCAGATAGCGGGTTAGACTTTCGTGATGATAATGATACCTTACGTATGTGGGATGCATTCTTATGGGAAGGTTTAGAACCTGCTGAGTTTAAGCCTGGTACTGTAGAGCCAGTAGAAATACGGGGAACTATTGCCACAGAAGTTATTACAGATGGCCTAAAGAATGACTCTGGTAAGATTCTAATGAGCCTACTATTTACTGGCTGTCCAGAAGCTTTAGCAGGTGCTGCTGGTGTACTTACATTCGGTGCACATAAGTACGAAGCACACTCTTGGAAGCAAGTTGAAGCTGAACGCTACCTTGATGCATTCTACCGGCACATGTATAAGTGCCATATCGGTGAAGAGTTAGACCCTGACTCTGGCCTATTACATATTGACCATGCGCTTACTAACTTACTATTCATCAGAGAGTTGATGGCCGGTGGTGATAACCCATTTGATATTGATAATGAAACTGTTTGATAAATTCATACACTGGTATGTCAAGCGTAGGCTACAACATATAGCTGATAATATTCCTGTCTTAGATATTAAAGAACTTATAAAGTACCATGACTACATGGCTATACAGTGTCTGGATAAAGATACTAAAGGTTCTGACAGGGTTATGGGCATGAGTGTGCAAACAGCCTGTGCATTAGAAACTATCGAAAACCCTAACTACCATTTCGAGGTGGCAAAATGAATGAACTACCTAGAGAAGTATGCAAAGTTATTCGTGAAACTCGTTATTTATATCGGCTCTTAGTAACTGAAGATGAAGTTCAAGATGGATGGGTTCGTATTATCTGTGCTGAACTAGATTACCCAGAGCAAGTAGAGAACCTGGCTGCTACAAAGTTAGAGTTTTCTATGCGTATGGAAATGATGGGCATAGTTTATGTTAACTTTGACAAAGCTATGGCTGCTATCAATGCACGTAGTGATGTCAAAATAGGAAAGGTTTAAATGAATGAAGTAATAGAACTACCAACGGATTACCAGAACTTTATTGCTCTGTCTCGATACGCCCGTTGGATAGAAGCATTAAAGCGTAGAGAGACCTGGGATGAAACTGTTAACCGAGTAAGAGATTACTGGTGTGCAAAGTTCCCAGAACATACAAAGGTACTACACTTTATCTTTCAGGAAGTAAAGAAGACAGAGATAATGCCTAGTATGCGTACTATGATGTCTGCTGGAATACCACTTGACCGTGACAATGTAGCTGGCTTTAACTGTGCATACGTTGCTGCTGATTATCCTCGTGTATTTGATGAGATACTTTATATTCTCATGTGTGGTACTGGTGATGGCTTTTCAGTTCGCAGAAAATATACAAACAAATTACCGGAAGTAGCTGAGTCATTTTACGATACAGACACAACCATTGTCGTTGCTGATAGCAAGATAGGTTGGGCCAAGTCTTACCGTGAGCTAGTTGCTATGCTGTATCAAGGCCAGGTTCCTAAGTGGGACATATCCAGGGTACGTGCTGCCGGTGAACGATTAAAGACCTTTGGTGGTCGAGCTAGTGGGCCTGACCCATTAGTAGATTTATTTAAGCATACTGTTAACGCCTTCCGTAGATTCGCTGGACAGAAACTACCCTCTATTGTCGTACATGATTTAATCTGTAAGGTAGCTGAGATTGTTGTTGTTGGTGGTGTTCGTAGAAGTGCATTAATATCTTTATCTGACCGTGACGACCCTTACATGCGAACTGCTAAGAGTCCGTTTAATACTGTTGAGTATACTTTGCTGGGCCATACAAAAGAAGGCGACAAACGTGCTTACTCAGTGATAGTAGATGATGCCCCATATGGTGAGCGTAGTCTGTTACTTGAGCTAGACGATTGGGAAAGTGAGCAGTTGCAACGTGACCATACCATTAACTGGTATCATGTACATCCAGAACGGTCTTTAGCAAATAACTCGATTAGTTACGATACTAAACCAACACCTCCTGAATTCATGGAAGAGTGGTTAGCTCTAATGAAGTCCGGTAGTGGTGAGCGTGGTATCTTTAATGAAGAAGCTGCAAACCGGTTCGTACCTACCAGACGCAAAGAAGCATCTGGCGACCAAGAGTACGGCTGTAATCCATGTTCTGAAATATTACTACGTTCTAAACAGTTCTGTAACTTGTCTGAAGTTGTTATTAAATCTTATGATACAAAGGAAACTATCTTTGAGAAGATTCGTAAAGCAACTATAATAGGTACTCTTCAGGCTACCTTGACCAACTTCCGCTACCTATCTAAGAAGTGGCGAGATAATACTGAAGAAGAAGCACTACTTGGTGTTTCAATGACTGGTATAATGGATAACCCATTTACTGCAAACATGACGGATGAGAGGCTAGATGAATTTCTTGAAGAGTGTACTAAATTTGCTGTTGAAGTTAATGCTGAGTGGGCTAAGAAGCTTGGGATTAACCAGGCTGCTGCTATTACTTGTGTTAAGCCTAGTGGTACTGTGTCCCAACTGGTGGACTCTGCCTCTGGTATTCATACTCGTTATTCACCTTATTATATTCGGACGGTACGGGCTGATAAGAAGGACCCATTAGCATTAATGATGGTCGATGCAGGTTTCCCTGTTGAAGACGATGTAATGAAACCGACTACTGGGTATGTATTCTCGTTCCCTATTGAGGCACCTAAAGACTCTGTGTTCCGTGATGACCTGGATGTTATTCAACAACTGGAACTGTGGAAGCTTTATCAAGTGCACTACACAGAGCACAAACCTTCAGTAACAGTTTATGTTAAAGAAGAAGAGTGGATACGATGTGGTAACTGGGTATATGATAACTTCGATATGTTATCTGGAATCAGCTTCCTACCTCACAGTGACCACTCATATAAGCAAGCACCTTATCAGGAAATAACTGAAGAGGAATATCATGCAGCTGTTGCAGTAATGCCGACAGATGTTGACTGGTCTTTGCTAGGTAATTATGAACAAGAGGACAATACAGAAACTATGCAGACACTTGCATGTTCTGGAACTTCTTGTGAGTTAGCCTAGTATGTGTAAAAAGGTGTCACCACGCAGGATGATAATGGCCTGTATATTACTTGCAGGTTTACTATCCCCGCAGGTGGCACTACTATTAATATTACTTTTGTAGGAACTTACCCGACTAAGTTCTAACAGTGATAGCCGTACACTTAAAATATACGGGATGGTGTGATGAAGTAACCATACAGTGAGGAATTAACCTTGTTAAGTCGTAACAACGACAACTGAATATACAGTCTAGGTGCTGCTAAATCATCAAGTCCACGCGCAGGACTCTAAATAAAGCAACCAGCTGATAAGACCTGGCACACGTACATACCGTGAACACTACTATCATGAACCGACAAGATTCGGGTTAGGGTGATGAACTTCCTATACGTCCTCAAGACGAACAAAACCATCCCCGAAAGGGTACTAACTATAACTTCCTATTATAACGGAGAGAAATATTATGGCTGAAGCCAAAAAGAAAGAAAGCAACCTCAAGACAGCAAAGAACGTAATCTTTGTATACTCATCTTGTACTCATCCACAGAAGCAACTTAACCAGGATAACAAGCCAGCAATGTCTGACAATCCTCTGGAGTTTCATGGTTATGAGATTAAGATTCTGGTAACGGAATCCTACTTCAAGCAACTGAAGAAAGCATTTAAAGGTGCTAAGAACTTTCCTAATGTGAAAGAGTTTACTCCTGATGAAGTAGTTGAGAAGTTTGAACTTGACGAGCCTGATGAAGATATGGTTCTCATCAAGTTCACACAAGGCTGCATGTACGGACCGAAAGGTAACCGTAAAGAGTCTCGTCCGGTTGGCTTGATTGGTTGTAAGAAGACCAAGAATGCTAATGGTGTTGCTTACTTTGATAACAACGGTATGGTAATTGCCCCTGACACATCTATCGGTAACGGTACGAAAGGTCACTTGCAGTTCAATCCTGTAGAGAATGCTCATGGCTTATACCTATACCCGACTGCTGTTTGTGTAACAGAACTTGTTGAGTACGTAGCTGCTACGAGCACATGCGACGAAGATGCATTTGGTGTTGAAGAAGTTGAAGGCGAAGAACCAGAATCTGGTGACGACGATGCTAACTTTGATAGCGATGGTGATGACCAATTTACTGACCCACAATTCTAAGTTGTACATAAAATAGCTCTGTTCATAAATCATGAACAAAGTTAATATGTGAACAAGAAGCCTGTCCTTTATACGCCTATATAAGGCCTTAATGGGATGGGCTTCTTTATTTGGAGAAGAATATGAAGACTGTTTATATAATTAAAGGTAAGGTTACAGACACTACTGCACATACCGAAGATTGTGTGCTAGGACAAACAGAGTGGCAGTTTAGTGACTCTGATACTAACCGTTCTTATTCAGCTGATTATTTAAATTTAGAGAAAGGTTTAATAGAATACTCTGGATGTATAATGATTTACAGGAGATAAAAATGTCAGTTAAAAATAAAGAAAATACTGGAGCTTGGCTTACACACGTAGCTTACCATGATGCTCTGGGTAAGTATGATGTCAGAGCCAACGATAAAAGGTATGGCCAGTCCTATAACCGTTGGATACGTTCGGAGGGTGGTCATGGAAGACTATGATGAAGGGTTTTTTACCAATTCGCTAGATGTGTTTGGTTCTGGAACTACTCTCAATGTTGACGGTGACATAGCTGTTTACAAACCCTGTTGTGTGTTCAATGAAGATTCTGACCATGACCGGTCTATGATAGCAAGAACCATTACAGGCTTTATTAATAAGCTTGTTGTGGATGCCAAGGCAGATGACTATCAGTGCTTCCTAACAACAAAGACTAACTTCCGTGATGACTTGGTTGATGACTATAAAGCCAACCGGTCAGATACAGAACGTCCAGTTAACTTAGCCTGGGCCAAACGCTGGGCTGTTGATAACCTCGAAAGCAATTTCCATCCTAAGATGGAAGCTGATGATTTACTCGGTGTACATATGAAGGATGATACTATTCTGTGGAGCCTAGATAAAGACTTACGTCAAATTCCTGGCAAGCATCTTGATGATGCGACTCGACAGATTGTAACTATTACTGAATATGGTACACTTAAGGACTTGGGTAAGAAAGCATACTTTGATGGTATGATTGGTTTCTACTACCAGTTACTAGTTGGTGATGGCACTGACTGGATTGTTGGCTGTGGTAAACGCTTACCGGCACCTGGCACCAAGATGGGTACTAAGCGCAAAGGCATAGGCCACAAAGCAGCTTGTCAGATTGTATTGAAAGCTGCAATGAGAGAACCAGGTAATGCTAATATTGTGCGTGACGCAGTTTATGCAGAGTACAAGAAATTACATGGTACGGACTGGATAACTCATCTTGAGACCCAGGCCCAGCTACTGTGGATGGTACGCGAACAGAAAGGTGAGCACATTAAGATGTGGACTTACGATGGTCGTGACCAATGGTTTGATTTACTCGAAGGAGTATTCTTACATGGATAGACAAATCACCACTCGTGAGATACCTATCATACGTAGTGAGAAGTCTGTTAAGCAACAGTACAGATGCCCTATCTGTTCTGGTTCGCTTGCAGTTGGTGTATCTGCACTTGACCATGACCACCAGACAGGACTACTACGTTCTGTTCTCTGTGGCACTTGCAATCGTAATGAAGGCAAAGTGCTTAAGGCTATGGTGTATATGGCTAAGAAAACTCATCCTGTTTGGATGAACCCTGTACAATGGTTACGTAGGCTTGCTGACTACCTTGAATGGCACGAGCAAAATCCTAGTGAACTAATACACCCTACATTTGATGTAGTAAAGGGAAAACAGAAGCCCAAGAAAAGGGCTAGGAGAAAGAAAGTATGAAGTTGACAAATGATATTGTTACAATAGCTGATACTCAGGTAACTCCACAAGCTCCTCTTGACCACATACACGCAGTAGCCAGATACATCTGGAAGCATAAGCCTCGTGTAGTTGTACATATTGGAGACCATTGGGACTTTGAATCACTAAGCTACTATGCATCTGCATTGGAAAAGGAAGGTCGTCGATTAAAAGACGATTTAATATCAGGTGCCAAGGCATTGGATATTATTAAGGACTACCTTGATATGAAGAATGACTCTTGTAAGCAGAAGGTGTACAAACCTGAGATGCACTTTGTTATGGGCAACCATGAGAATCGTCTCAACAGGTACATTGAATCGCATCCTGAGTTATCTGGCTTCATTGACCTCCGAGAGATGATTGAACGTGCTGGCTGGACTGTACATGAGTTCTTAGAACCTTACTGGTATGACAGCATCTGCTTTAATCACTTTATGCCTAACCCAGAATCAGGTAGGCCTGTAGGTGGTTCAATCATGAACAAGATGAACAAGTTCCCACACTCGTTCGTTCATGGGCATCAACAGAAGTTTCAGTTTGAACGTAGACAGAACATGCAAGGTAAGCCACACTTTGGCGTATGTGCAGGTTCGTTCTATATACATGATGAAGCTTATCGTGGTGCTAACAATACTGAGATACGTGGCTTTACACATTTTAAACACTTTGTTAATCGTTATGATTACAGTGACTATGATGTGGAATTTGTATCTCTCGAAAGACTATTGGCAGACTACTGTGAGTGACCTGATAATCAATGACCTGTTGCTTAACCGGACAGAAGTAATTGAACAGGCTACTGAGACTGTCAATGATGTGATAGCAGTTATGCCACAGGACTTATCACCAGACGAGGAGAAAGTTTTCCTCACTAACTCTGGGCATGTCCTAAGCATGGCTGCTGTTATTATTAAAGAAATGATAGCTGCTAAGAAGCCAGCTGTCCTTAACTAACTTTACTCTATGGAGAATCCTATGAGTTTATATAAAGCACACAATGAAGGCAAAGAGATAGGTGTAGCATGTGGTGAGTACCGAAGCTCTAAAGAAATCCAACTAAGAATGAGAAAAGGGTTGGTCAAAATTACAATAGCAGAGTCCGGAAAGGAACTTGCCAGTATTGATATTGGTTTTAGATTCTTTTACTCTATGGCCTCTGAATTATTTAAAGCATTTTATGGAGAAGACTAATGGCTAGACGTAAAGATTTTATTGGTGCAAGTACATACACTGGGCAGAAGCTTAGAGGTGCTTGCGAACTTAATTACAAAATTGATGGTGTACGAATCCTTCATCGTGAAGACAAACTCGTAACCAGGAACGATAAAGTACCTCCAGGTTTGGACATTGCTTTATCGACACTTGCTAAAGGCAAGATTAAATTATACGGTGACTGTGAAGTTTACAAAGGCTCGTTCTTTGCAAGCAACAGTCCCATGCAACGTCATGACCCTGAAGTAGATTGTATTGGTTATGATGATGTTTATCCTTTGGACTATACTGACCAAGAAGGTCATGAGCACACTGTTGATAAACGATTAAAGATAGGAGTATTCTGTGACCCAGCACCTGAAGTTATCCGTAAGCATTTACAAGACGCTCTGGACCTGGGTTATGAAGGCCTTGTTATACGTGCTGCTAATGGTAAGTGGTATCGTGTTAAGCCTGAGTATACTGCTGACGTTTACATTACTGGCTGGTTTGAGCAACTTAATACTGCCAAAGAACCGAAAGGTCAACTTGGTGGCTTCGATACGAACTATGGTAAGGTTACTGCGTTCACTGAAGAGATGCGTCAAGAGCTTTGGGATAACCCTCAGCAATATGTGGGCCAGTTAATGGAAGTACAGTACAAAGAACTATATGATACTGGTTCGTTCCGGTACTGTGTTAAGTTCCTACGCTTCCGTACTGACAAAGACGAAGAAGCTTTCGATACGAAGGCTGGTGATATTGTCTCATGGTAGTCATCTGCAAAGACGCAAGTGATGCACATGGCACAGGTAAGGGATTACTCACTGAAGGCAAAGAGTACTTAGTGTACGGTAGCCTTGGTGGGTACTATGATATTGTCTGTGATGATGGTAAGATGCGTACCAAAATGAAATGTAGGTTTAAGTTTAAGTAGGAGTTAAAATGACTAAACTAGAAATTGTAAAGTTAATTGTAAGAGCACTACTGCTGTACTCTCGACAGCCACCTTGTACTCAAGAAGAATTTGAGAAGGAGCTTATGCGAGATTTATAACTGGAGTTAAAAATGGCGAAGATTAAATTAGAGGGTGGTATTGAGTTACCAGCCCCGAAGAATGCAACAGGCTTCGCTAGACCTCAAGATATTTCCGATTACCGGTGGAGGTCTATGCGACCTGAGATGTGGCAACGAGCGTATACTCATTGTCTGTTTAGTTTGCATAACCTCTTTGAATTACCCTTACACTCTGTCGTACCACACATGACTAAGCACATGTTAGAGGCTGACCAGCCATTTTTAGTTGCTCTTCGGTTTATGGGTGAGATGGAGTTGCAAGGGTATATCAAGTTCAATAGAGGTTTTGATGAGCGTATAGTTGTACCAACTAAGAAGCTGCTGGACCTGAAGATTTCTGAAGAGGAAGCTCCAGATACCGTAGTCGTTATGCCTAACATAGTTGGTGAAGAGTACATGTCAAAGTACATTGCTGTTCGTGGTGGCCGGAGAAGTTCTTCCAACCTACGTGCTGCCCGTATTGTAAATGATATGTCTGATGAAAGGTTTGTAATTAATGGTTACATACTGGACCTACTTAAGAAGTACCCTGTAGAGAAGGATGCTATCACTGATGGGTGTATGTATGCACGTACTCTCACTACTGCTGAGAAGCTTAAGGACAAGGTATTTCGTTTTCCTTACTTCCTGGACTCTCGTGGACGGATGTATAGTGCCACAACCTGTGGTGTTAGCCCTCAAGGAGCTGACCATGAGAAGGCTTTGCTGCTACCAGTTTATGCTGAAAGGCTAACTACTGATGGCTTTATGGCTTTGTTCGAGACTGCAACAGGCTATGCTGAGCAGGACTGGGATTTCCAAAAGATGGCTGGACATGCTAGGCATCCTGAACTACATGAGAAGGAATGGAAGACCGCAGACAAGCCCTACTCATATATGGCTACGGCTAATCTGATTGCTCAGTACCTCGATGACCCTACAAGACCTTTGCCAGCGTTCATACCTTTGGACGGACGATGCTCTGGCTTACAACATTGGAGTGCTGTCATACGTTCTAACGCAATTACTAGGCACTTAGGAATGAATGCCGATGAATCCAGTTTAGACATCTATGAAAGGATTGCTCTTGAGTGGTGTGAAACCTTAGAAGAACAGTATAAGTACCTAGCTACCAGAAAAGCAGCTAAGATACCTGTAATGACTTGGGCTTACAATGCAACTCAAATGACCTCAATGGCTCATATGGATAAACTGTATGGGACTGAGGATAAGTGGGATGTCGAGTTAGAATCATATAAGCCTACTCGTGAGGGCTTCCCTCGTGCCGTTACAGGGCATTTAGGGCGTGACTTATACAATCGCCTCAATGAGACCCTCGGACCGCTTACGTCAGCTGTGGAGTGGGTTTCTGACAGTGCTACGTTAATATCAAAAGATGGAAATGTAGATATTGAATGGCCGACACCTGATGGATTTGAATGCGTTCAACGGAAGGTCAAGGGCGATGAGAAAGTACTTAAGGTTGTTCTAAGCAACAAGGCAAAGTTCAAACTGAAGATACTTGATTTCACAGGACAGAAGTCTGATAGTCGGAAGCATAGAAGTGCTATTGCTCCTAACATAATACATAGCTTAGATGCTACTCATTTACGAATGGTTGCTAAGAAGCTTAAGATGTTAGGTAGTCCAATGATATTTATACATGATTCCTTTGCGACTCATGTTAACTTTCGAGCCAGCCTGTATCGTGAAATTATTGATGCCTTCATTACATTATACTCAAGGGAGTACTTGTTAGACTTGAAGACTTATTGGGAGAAGAAGTACAAGGTAGAACTACCAGACCAACCAGACCTTGGAGATTGGGAGCCAGAAAGCCTCCGAAATCTTACGAATTTCTTCATGTAAGTGATTGATAACATGGAAGTTATCCTTCAAAATCAACACAGATGGACCCCTAATGATAAGAGGAAGTTTAGAGACAAACCTAAAAGGGGGTTTGGGGGATTCTTTCCAGAATCTTTTTCTTTACTTTCCTGTTTAATACTTTACAGCCTATTTAGGCAACTTAGGAGAACCCTAATGGACAACTATAACGATATGGCAAGGGAGTTAGGTTATGACCCGACTGACCCAGACCATATAGAGAAGATGCAAGAAGACTTTGCAACTGACGAACTTATAGCAGTCGGCCTCACTGAGGAAGACCTGGCTATACTACAAAGCTCCGAACCTGGGGCTGCTGAGTTGGTAGAAGATTATGAGCACTGAGCTTGCACTACCACATGAACATGAGTTGATAGCTCAAGCAATGAAAGTAACACGAGGAGACCTTGGTAAGGCTTCTCGCTTTGACCAAGTTCCCTACAATGCAATGGCACTGCGTAGGATAGTTAAAGATGAACCAGTCATACGTAGACGCTATCTCGAACTGCTTGCAGAAGAAATGCAAGAGAAGGGTTTGCACATAGCAGAACGTATTTTGAAAATGGCTGAGTTACAAGACAGAGCTTTCGGTGGTGAATACACTGACGACGAAGGTAAGATACATAACTACCCAGTTGACCCGAAGACTGCTATCGACGTATCAAAAGAAATTTCACGGCTTATTGCTGAAGGCAAAGGTCAGAACATGTCTGCTAAGGCAGCTGTTATAATTACGTCTAAGGAGGATGCACAGGAAATGTTGCAGCAATACTTAGACTCTTAGGAGAACCTA